AAAACAATGACTCAACAACGATTGTTTTCTATGCAATCTCTGTGCCATTAATATCTCTATAAAACAGATCAAATTGACCACTATATGATGAATTCCACTTAATTTTCACTGATGAATAATTACGTTCATCTACAAATGGAGTAACCTAGACTGGCACTTTAGTTTTACCTAAATACCAATCGCCATCACGATTTGTATTAATGTAATAAACATATTCAGTTTTAGGCTTAATAAATGTTTCACCGATAATTGCAGTATCTTTATTTTGCTCTGGCTCTTGTACCTTTTGGATATGAGCACCAACGATTCCATTCTCTAAATCATCTTCATGCTCATTAGCATAATACTCAACCGCATTCAATTCTAAAATACCGACTGTGCTTACAGCATCTACTGCTTCAACACGCCAACAAATCTAGTCAACAGGTGAATCAGCAGAGCTTAAATAAAATTTCGCATAACGCTTAAAATACTTTAAGGCTTCCGGTGTTCGTGGCATGTAAATATGTAGTGAATGATTTGGTTCATCTACACTAATACCATGTTTTTGAATAAAATTAATCTTTGTTTCTACTGGACCACGCACTGAAACATAGCTAGATTGGATATTACCATCTTCATCTAGCCACTCTAATGTATAATCACAACGACGAATTTCTCCCCTAAAGTAAGCAATTTCGTCTAAGTCCTACAAAGTAATTAACCAATAACTATTGGTTCTTAACCATTCAAAAACATCACCTGGATGAAAGTCATGTTCAAAACCTACTGATAAAATTTTATTATCATAATCAAACTTATTTTTATCTGGATTAATTAAGGCCCGCACTGGCTTAATTTTCTCTCCATCCATAAGTTGTTGATTAGGTGGAATACATTTTTTTATTGCGGCAGCTTGGTATGAATACAAAGTTGCCCTATCTAATGATTTTCGCTTATCTCGGATCATTCTTTCTTGTTGTGGAAAACCACCTCTTGCCGCAAGCTATATCGCCATCCCATTAGCTCCTGGCACAGTATCTTTATGATAATGTGGCCATTCTGTTTTGCCAATACGATGTGCAATACTTTTTAATGCATTATTATGTACATTTAAACCAAATGGTTCCATAGGAGTTAGTCGTTTCGGCATGCGTCCTTACCTACTTCCTATAATAAATTAATACATTCAAATACTGTTTTACGATATAAGGAAAATTCTAAATCAACTGCTTTTAACCCTTCTAATTTTGACAGCAACTATAAAAATCGCTGGTCAGCACAGAATAAACTATGCTTGCCGGCGATTTCAATAATTACACTATTTAATTGTTTGCTCCAATCTTCTCCATTTTCTTTCATTGGAATAAGTTTCCATAGCTAATTAGTTAATCTCTTAACATCACTACGAATCACTTCCATAGAGAAAGAAAAACCATAGATGGTATCCATTAATAATACACACCATGTCCAACTGCATTTTTCCAGTTAGACATATAATTCAAATCTTTATGATTAATACGACGACGTTTATATAAACGTTGCATATGATGAGATTGACGTTGGCATTCACTAAGCAAGCCCATTAATTTTTGTAAATGGTTAGCCTGTGAAGTCATTTTAAAGTCAGACCCACTATATTTCATTCGCGTATTTTCAATAGAAGTAACTTGCCGTTGGAGCCAGGCTGTCATCATTAAAATAGCTAAAATATTAATTTCTTCAGAATTTAATGTAGCCGCAAAACAAGAATGTTCTACAACTACTAAAGGTGGTTGACCCTCATCTGTATCATCAAGAGTATCATCCCACAAAAGACCTAAAACAAAATCATCTTCAGATAGCTCATCTTCTGGCTTTACTTCCTAATCAATATTGTAATCATATAAATTGCAGCGAGGAAATTCAAAACCAGGTAATGCATCAATTAACATTACACGCAAATCTTTGATGGTATCTTGTGGAGTTAACTCAACATACATATCATCAGTAATTTTCCCAAGAAAGCGATTATATACATCTGTGAAAGGGGTCATTTCACAGCTCGCCTCCCTTCATCAATGACTGCTGATTACTTTATATTGACTACCAGTAGTTCTACGTCCGGTTGGAGCAGCTTCTGTTGTAGCAGTTCCCTCAGCAGCAGGCTTTTCTTGCTCTTTTTCTGCGGCTTCATTACGAATAGCAGTATCAACATCAAAACCAGTCTTTTCTTTAAGAGCCTGACGTTTATTGTAATCACTTAATGGTAAGCTCACAGCTAACTTCTTAATTAAATCAATGACACCAACAGGAGCATACTCTAAACAATCAAGAAACGCATCTTGTGAACCTTTTTCTAATAACTCAACAATTTGTGGTTCTGTCATATAATACTCTGGTTGTGCGGGAATATTAAGAGTCTTTACAATTCCTTCACTTTTAATCTGCAAAAAGTTCGCCATTAACTCACGACCACCAGGCTGGAAACTTAATTTCTGCAGCTCTTCAAAAGTAAGACGTTTTGTTTCACCAGGAGCGAATGTTCTACGAATATTCATTTCTGGAATTTTATAAACTACACTACTGGCACTACGATTAGTAACATTATAATACCAAACTTTACTCATATTCAATTTTTCTCCTTTATCACATTAATAAAAATAAGGGGAGAGGGGAAATTCCCCTTCTCCCCTTTATCATATCATAAAATATTTATGAAGTCAAATTATGGATTCACATTGTCGCTGGAATCGGAACTGGAACCAGAATCATCGGGTGTAGAACCATCAACATTGACAGCACCGTCATAACGGCCATCATAAGTAATGACCTTGCCGGTAACACCATCAAAGAAGAACTGATCCATTTGACCCATAAGTGAAGTATCAACATAGCAACAAATGTTGTTAGCAAGCATTGCCTGAACGCCAACCTTACGATAGACGTGAATCTCACGGCTCCAGTCGCCACGGTTGTGCTCTTCATCAACAAGTGTGCCACCCTCAAAAGCGATCATAACAGGCTTGCTGTTAGCACCGGATGGGATAATCCAGCAGTAACCAGGATCAATAACCTTACGGCTGTTGGTCTCATCTTCAAAGCCTTGCTCAAGAATGATAACTTTAGTTGACTTATAATTTGCAAGACGGCCTGTTCTCCAGAGCTCATCCTTCATAGCCTCAGTGTAACGCCATGCTTCCTGAGGAATCATACGAACTGCAAATTCATATGTGCAATAAATGGTAGGAGTACCATAAGCAGAAGCGATTGCAATTAAGCGATCAAATTCAGCCTCATCAAAACCATTTGCGGCAACGCGGTTGGCAGGTGGGAGCTGATTGATGGAAGCCTTAAGAGCATGAGCAACTTCCTTGTAAATAAGTTCATCCATACCTTCCATGACGATACGAACGAGCTCAGCAAAATCAACACGGCCATCAAGGAACTCTTCAAAGCCGATCTGAGCAGCACCGCCGATGGCGCTTGTACGAACTTCAAAAGCCTCTTCGTTGCGGCCAAGCTTGAATACTTCATAAACACCAGCAAGACCAACACGAGTAATGAACTGCTTTGCACGAGCATTAGAGTTCAACTTACGACGGAAGATAGGTTTGTCGCCCTGTCCAAAAACTTTAACTTCTGCGAACTGATTATACTGTTCAACAACTTTCTTAGGAAGAACTTCATCCATAGTCTGCTCAATGAGACTAAAGATAGTATTCTTATTTTCACGATAAAGAGCATAAGTACCAGCGAGCTCATTTAACTCATTACGAAGAGTCTCATTAATAGCTTCGCTTGAAAGGCTCTCACCATTCCAGCTATAAGCTGTAGGAGCAGAAGGATCTGCTTTAGCAGCAACTTTCATGAGTTGCAGTAACTGACTTTTTTCTAACATTTTCTTCTTCTCCTTTCTTTATTATTTAATTCTCATCAACTTAACGCCTGGTTGATGATCGGGCATAGTATAAACTTTAACAACCTGCCAAAGCATAGAACCATCACCGCTCTTAGAGAGGATACCATCTTCAGCACGTGGGCTAAGTTCATCACCAAGTTCAACATCTTCATCACCAATCATATTGGTTGTAAAGATATCGCCAACATGTGTCTTCATAACACGTGGGACCATTGAACTACCATTCTCTGGCATGAGCTTCTCTTTGTAAAGGGACTCAATGTGGAATGGGTCTTCATTGTAATGAATCTCATACATATCTGGGCCAGCAGTTACATCGTCAATTGGGAAAGTCTTATCGCCAAAGCTGACTGTGCCTGCTTCATTATCAAATGTGATGCTACCATCTTTTGCGTCAACGCCCTGACCATTATAGTAACGAGACTGCTTCTCCCAAACTGTGTCAGGATTGCCTTCACGATCACCACCAAATGGGCTGTAAACACGAGCCTGGTAGTTGTCACGAATCATTGCAAACTCTGCATCAATCTGATGATCACGATAGAGCTTAATCTCGTTCCAAACGAGCATCCATTCGCCCTTGCCATCAAAATCAACTACTTCATTGAGGTAGTCATACTTTACAAACTGACCATTCTCAAGGACTTCAATATCTTTCTTGGCTGGAAGCTGTGCATAAACTTCTTTGGTAGCCTGGCCAGAAAGATGGTTTGGCTCAACCTGACCGTAGCCATAACCATGCTTGAGAATATAAGCAGCTTGACTCTTAATATTTTTCTTTAAGAATTCACTAAGCATTTTATATCTTTTCCTCCTTATTAGATATTACCATTTTTCGCAACTTCCTTGACTGCTCTAACCCATGCAGGCATTGAAGGATCCTCAGAAGGATTAATGCTACCAAGATTAAAGGTTGTTCCTTTATCATTGTTTTCTGGGTCAAGATCAAAACTTACTCGTTTGCGAACACAAATAATAGATAATTTTGCCTCAATGTCATCAAGACTATAAGTATCAATATGCTCAATGCAATCTTTCTTATCGTCATCAGATAACATATAGAACTTATTAATTAACGCTTCTTTTTCTGTCTTTTCAATGCCAGCTTTAAAAGCAGTTAATTCAGCATTAGCAGTTGTGAGGGCCGCAATCTGCTCATTAAGTTTAGTAACCTGGGCAGATAAATCTGCAAACTGGGTCTGCAATTCTACATATTCTGGAATTTCATCCAATTTATATGCAGGAGCAGGCTCTTCCTCTGGCTCTTCTGGCTCTGGGTCAGCAGGAGCTGGTTCAGGATCTGCAGGGTCTTCCTCTGGTTTAGGTTCTGGATCAGCAGGATTTTCCTCTGGCTCTGGATCAGCGGGTGCTGGTTCAGGGTCTTTCTTTGCTTCTTCACGCAATGAAGCTGCATAAGCAGAAACTGCTTCTTCAGAAAATTGAGCTGTTTCAGCTGGCACATAAGTAGCAGTTACTTCTACTAATGATTCAGCAGGAACAAAACCATTTGCCTCATCAACCGAAAAGTCTAAGCGATAATACTTCAAAGAACTACGATCTTGAAGTACCGCAAACTTCTGGTTATCTTCCTCAAAAATGCCATCAACACGATACATGCTAGACCACTGATCTTGTGGATCTGGGTATTGCTTACGAATATATTCGTACATGGCACTCCATAAGGAATCACCAATTTCAACAGCATAAGTGGTAAACACTGGTGTTCCTCCCTTGTTAAGAATTTTTTTCATTTGTTCCATTAACGAATATAGTTCGTTTTTGAAACTATCTGTTAATGCGAACTCAGTAGCAGGTGTAATTTGTGCACCTTCAAAACATGGTGGAACATCACGTCCTAAAATACACAAATTTTCAATAATTGCTTCATTAATAATGAAAAACTAAGGTAATCCATTACTATCTTTTGTCCAAGAACCTTTAACAGATTTTTGATTTAATTCCATTGATTGGTTATTCCCATTATCAATGACGCCTTGAGCTTCTGCATACTAACCAGTCCAAAGATAACCTTGTGTCATTAAATACTCATGGTCAACTCCATCATCATTAAACCACTGAAACCACACTGGGGCATTTACATCGCAAAAGCCATATGGTTGTGTGTCTCTGGATAATGTTAGTTTTCCATCAACAAACTCTAAAATACGATTATGTTCTTCAAAATCTTTTTCTTGTCTATTATAATGTCCAACAATTGGACTGCCTGGTAAAGAAGCCGCAAGTTTTTTCCCCATTTCTTTTGTGATAATACTTTTATTTCTATTAGGTTCATCAGAAACATAACACACTTTAATATCACATTTAGAAACAAGAGGGTTGATAGAAGTAATATTTAATACTTCTATCGGCTTATCCAACGGAATACTATTAATCATTCCTTCTATCTCCCTTCTTTAACTTTTAGATTCTATATTTTTTATAGTTTTATCACTCTTCTAATCATCGGGTTTTTCTGGTCTACCTGCTGTACCACTACCCTCTGAAGTTTTTTGGGTTTTGTTATTAATCGTTTGATTTTTATTGCCCAAAATGTCTTGTCCATTCATCGTTGAACTCATTAATGGAGGTATCATAATTGTCGGCAATTCAAGTACCTCATTCTCAAATTGAGCAAGGTTCAAGATTGAACTCTATGAATGCCCAAGAGCAATCATTGGTAAGAACTTAGACTGGCCATTTTGTGTTAAATCTTTATACTATTTAGCTAATTCTTTATAATTATACTAAGTAGTTTCTAACATGCAAAATCTAAAATCAAATTTCTTTGCTCCATTCTTTTTATCTACAATATAATTAAAGAAGATATTAAACTGAAGCAATAAATTACGCACAGTAGATTCATCATCTAAAATACTTTTCTCTAATGACATATTACCATCTGTATTAAACAAGTTACGCGATATGCCAAGAGCATCATATACTGTGCGTTCTACTTTTGCTAAATCATCAACAGAAGTGGTAGTATTTTTATCACTAATGTCTACTGACTATACATCAGCAAATGTAGTAATAACATCAACACCAATAGCACGTCTTAACATTTCTACTGTAGTATTATGAATATCACGTGCTTCATCAACGTCAAAAATTAAATCGCCATTTTTATCCATTGGCAATTTCTACACGAGGATTTTTAATAATTTTTGCATCTGCTTCTTGCGGTCTAATGCTTGAGCAGCATCTAAATCAATAATGGCGGGAATTGCATTTAAAAACACTGGAATATCACTATTATTAAGATTAAACTTAATAACTTTACCAACGTCTAATAAATACCATCCATAATCATCCCATAAAGGTTCACCAGTTAATTTAAGTTCCCTATAAGCCTTATACCCCACAGTAAATTCTGGTGGAAATGCTTTAAGAACTTTTAATCTATACACCGGGTCTGGGAACTTATCATCAAAAAACCGCATATTAAATTCTACAGCTGGCATATTATTGGTAAAGAATCGGACACGACAGTAGTCTGGTGGCAATTCTTGTAAAGTCATACAATTTTTTCCTTCAACAATATATCCATAATAACAACCCTATTTTATCACTTTAAGAGCAATATCACCGCAAAGTTTTTTAATATAAGTGTTATCAAGATAAGAAAGCATTTTCGTATATTCTTCAATAACTTTTTCAGATTTCACTGTTTTCTTTGCATTGTTTTCTGGATAAATATACCAGTCATAACGATATAGATAAGCAAAATAATTACATACAGTCTAATAGATACCACTGGCCGCATAAAAATATTCAGAAATCATACGCATTTTAGGATAATCAAATCTAGCCAATGCAGTTAAAATTTCATCTTTTGACACACTTGGAAATCTCTGAGCTGTAAAACTCCCCAACTAAATAATAGCATCTTCTACTGCTTTTAATCCAACTTTCATCCTACCATATTCAGTAACATCACCAGTTGCTGTTGGGACCTCTTGTATCATGTTAAAGCCTTTTGAATGGATAGCGGCTTGTTTCTCTGTGTTCAAAACGCCACCTCCTTAATATCCAGCTTTATGAATTATATAATCATAATTTATTAAATTTTCTTCATAATATGGTATTTCAATTAATTTAATATTGTGTAATGCACAAAATCGTCTTTTCTTTGCGTCATTATACTGCTATTGGTAAAATCCACGTTTGCCACCAAATTTACTACTAGGTTCATAATGTTGTCTACCTTGATATTCTATTAAAAAATCTAAATATCCATCATCATCAAATACCGCAAAATCAAAACGCAATGGCCTTCCATTAGGACTGCATAATCCAGGTATGATATATTCTTCTTGGAATCGCAATCCTGCATTTTCAAGAATTTCATGGATTTTGATTTCTCCTCTTGAACTTAACATCCTGTTGCCTCCTTAATTGGCAAATAACATATCTGTAATTTTAAATTTCTTCTTTTTCTTTTTAGAATCTTCTTCCATCTTAATATAATATAAACCATACTCAAATGCAGAAAATTTATCTTTTCGGATACTTTTATTTGCTTGTTTTAAAATAATGTTAACACCTTCATTTTCTTCACGAAGGTTCATCATCTCTTCCTTTAATATGGAAGTTTGAGTAAATGGTTTTAAATATTCTGCCCTTTTTTCTGGTGTCATTTTCTAACCAGCTTTTGTTCCTAATAACTTACCTTTAGCGACACGTTCATCAATAAGCATTTTTACCTTGCCCGCATTTAACTAAGTCTAAGCATTAGCATGTGCTTCAGAGTTTACAGGAGCATTAGCTTTTAAAAGATACATAGCATCTTCTTCAGTCTCATTAGTCCTAAACTTTTTATATTCTTCAGCAGCATCGTCTTGCGTGCCGCCAAATACACCAAAATCAGGGAAATGTTCTCCAGTAGTATCATCATCTTGATATTTAACCATGTAATCAACAAGGCCAATACCAAGACCATTAGCGTCAATAACCATTCTACGAGCCTTATATTTATAATATAAACGCTTTAATTTAATAGCCTAATCTTGGAAATGCGCATCTGTCATCGTATATATATTAACCAATGACTTAATTGCCGGACCTGTACTAGCCGGTGTTACTTTAAATACGCAAACTACTGTATCGCATCCTTTACGACCTACATCAACGCTTAATACATAATAAGAACGAGCCGATGAGCGCCCAGAATATTCATATTCTGGCTAATTAAGAATACGGCAATGGTCATAAGTTTCGCCATCAAAGAAAGCATTTTCAGCTGTGCCAGACCATTTAGATTCATACTCGCGGTCAAATGAGGCTTC